AGGGTCAGGAAAGTCAACTTTTCTTAAAAATAAAATTAACAAAGACGATTCTGTAATTGTGTCTCGTGACGAAATTAGATTTTCCATTTTAAAGCCATATGAGCAGTATTTTGCTCATGAAAAAGAAGTTCTTGAAATTTTTTGGACAAAAATCAATGAAGCACTGGCAGCAAATAAAACTGTCTTTGCTGACCAGACTTCTTTAACGCCTAAGTCAAGAAAATGGCTTCTTGACCATGTATCAGGGTATGACCATGTAAATTTAATTTGGATAGACGAAGACCTTGACACATGCCTTGAAAGAAATGAGATGCGGCGAGGAACCAAAGCTTATGTACCGAGGGATACTGTCTATCGCATGTATTCGCAGTTTACAATTCCTTCTCTTGATGAGGGTTTTTATAGAATTTATCGTTACAATAGCAAAGAAAATAAAATGACATATAAGGGGGCTGAGTTTTAATATGCCAAACATTTGGGTAATTTCTGATACTCATTTTAATCATAACAAGGAATTTATATGGAAACCGCGCGGTTTCAATTCAGTTTGGGAAATGAATGATGCAATTATTGAAAATTGGAATAAAGTTATTAAATATAATGATATTGTATATCATCTTGGTGATTTTATTATGGGGGATTTGCCTTCTGGAATAAATATTATTAAACGTCTTAATGGTAAAATTAGATTAGCTATTGGAAACCATGATACTGACGCCCGCATCGAAGCTTTTAATAAACTATATAATTTTGATGATATACAGTTTGGTTACAGACTGAAAGAAGGAAAAAAAACCTTCCTTCTAACCCATTATCCAACTCTAACTGGAAATTTTGATAACAGTAAAACATATTCTATTCATGGCCACACTCATTCACCCAATGCATTTTGCGAATATGATATGATGTATAACGTAAATTGTGATGCTCATAATTGTCAACCAGTAGCCTGGGAAGATATGCTTGCAGACATACGAAAGCACAAGGACAAGAACTAATAATTATATAAAGATAATTTTAATAATCCTTAGAGAATTCTCTCTAAGGATTATTTTTTTTTGGAGGTAATCATTATGAAAATAAATAATAAAGTTTATGATATTTTAAAATGGATTGCTTTAATTGTATTACCTGCTGTAGCCACTTTATATGGTGCTCTTGCTCCTACATGGGGATGGCCTTTTGCAGAAGAAATTGTTTACACAATAACAGCAGTAGATACATTCCTAGGAACCCTTCTTGGAATTAGCAATTTATCTTATAAAAATGAACAATATAAGGGGTAATAAATATGACTGAAAAAGAATGGGTAGAATTAATGGCTCCATTGGCTATTAATGCTCAAAAAAAATTCGGATATTTAGCATCTGTATTAATTGCTCAAACAATTCAATAGACAGGATATGGACAAACAGATTTAGCCCAACCTGGAAGATATAATGTTCTAGGAATGAAAAAAGAATTATTAAATGATACTTGGCGTTCTGACTTCTGGCATGGAGGTCAATTTACTAAAATTACTCCTGAATGGACAGAAGACGGAGTTGAATATTATAAGCCTGATACATTTAGAACATACAATAATTATCAAGACTGTCTATATGACTATTGTGAATTTATAAGAGATGCTAAAAAATCCAACAATAAATATAAATATAGAGATGTTTTAGGGACAAAAGATCCAGAATCTCTTATTTCTCAAGTAAGAATTAGAGGATACTGCACAGATCCCTCTTATGATAAATCAATTATGGCTCATATTAATAAATGGAATTTAACAAAATACGATGCGATAGATGATTTTAAAGGTATTTATATTCAAATATAGGATATTTAAAGGAGATTAATTATGTCATTAAGAGACAGATTAGCAAATTTAGGTATTGAATTACATGATATAATTGCAGAAAATTAGCATCAAGTTCCAGCTCATAATGCTAATTCTCATGAATATTTTGCAATTCATTATCTCGGCGTAAATGGTGAAAATCCATATCTTTATGGTGGCGGATATGGTGGTACTTTTTATGTATCAAAAACTGGAGAAGTCTATCAAGCCGCGAAAGTAACAGACAAACTATGGCACGTTGGAGCATCTAGCGGATTCTCTTACATCCATCCTGAGGCGCGGAATAGTAACACAATAGGAGTTGAATGTGCAACTTATACAGCTTCGGGACGAAATAATGATGATGAAACATGGTATTTTACTGAAGCAACACAAGAGGCGGCAGCAAAATTAGCAGCCTGTGTAGCTTTATAGTACAACATTCCTCTTGACCATATTTTAAGACATGGAGATATTACAACTAAAAATTGCCCATCTCCGCTTAAACGTGATCAAGGATTAGGAAGCAACTGGACATGGAGTAAGTTTAAAGAAAAAGTTCAAGCTTACATGGAAGGAAAAACTCCAACAGATGATCCTGACTTTAAAGGAATATATTTAAGGGTAGGTGACTAAAATGGTTACACAAGCACAACTTGATGCAGCTGTTAAAGAAGCTTATAATTACGCTCATAATTATTGTCACTATGCTCCTACTGACCGTTCTTTTCCAGTGGGGAATGATGGAAAGATGGACTGTACTGGACTTATGTTACGAGCACTATATATTTTAGGATTGATTCATGAACCATTAAATTGCGACCAGGCAGACGCACTCATGGGACAACTTGGCTTCGTAAAAAGCACAGATTCGACGGACATATATCGGCATCACGGTTTTGTACAGTGGTGCGAACCGCATAATGTTGGTACAGAACATGTCAACCACACATATTATTCCCTGGGCGGAGACGGTCGGACGATTTCTAAGTATGATACAGGATCAGATCCCCGCATCGATGCAACGCAGCCGTTTGTCGGCGTCCCTGCGGATGAGTGGGGCGGAAGACTGGTCTTTAAATATATGTGGTATCCAAAAGAATAGAAAAAGTTAGACAACAATATTTATTTACAAATAGGAGGCTATAACATGGCAGCAACTTATAAAATTAATCAAATCAAACGCGGCGATGAAGGCAATGATGTATTATTGTTACAAGAAATTCTAAAAGCGCGCGGTATGTACAAAGGCGGTCTTGACAGAAAATTCGGGCCAGCAACAGAAAAAGCTGTTATAGATTATCAAGATACTCGAATCAAATCAGGTGCAAGTTTAGGAAAAGCAGATGGGATCGTCGGACCAAAAACTTGGAATGACATCCTTGCTCTTTCAAAAATTTAATTTTAATTAAACTTTTATAATCAGGAAATTGCTAATGCAATTTCCTGATTTTTTTGCTTTTTTATCTTCTACTTTACTTTTTAAAAAAAATATGATATAATAAAAAGAAAAGGAATTTTTATTATATGCTTTATATTTATATAGATGGCTCTGCCCGCAATAATGGTAAAAAGAATTCAAGCGGCGGTTTTGGTATAGTAATTTTTGATAATCATTATAATTTAATTGATGCTTATCAAGAGCAATTTGAAAATGTAACAAATAATCAAATGGAGTTAAAAGCATTTTTAAAAACATTTGAATTATTAAATACAAAATATAAAAATGAAATAGCAACTATTTATTCTGATTCTGCATATTGTATAAATATCCTTTCCTCTTGGATTCATAAATGGAGTAAAAATAATTGGAAAAACAGTAAAAATGAAACTGTCAAAAACTTAGATATTATTTTATCCCTCTATGAATATTATAACATAAATTTTTTTATTAATCAAATATATATTGTAAAAGTGAATGGACATCAAGGAATTATAGGCAATGAATTAGCAGATGCTCTTGCTACGGCAGATGCGCCAAAATTTTCAAATATCATATTACAAAACCATATAAACATCGTTCTTTCTGAAAAAACTTGCTAAATTTAAAAAATTATGTTATAATATATTATATAATAAAAAAGAGGTAAAATTATAAATGATAGCTAGAGATTTTTTAATCAAAATACTTGATCAAATGCCATCCAGAGGATTAAATGATACTGTGATTTTTATAAATTCAATAGATGAAAACAATGACTGTATTTCTTATAAAATTGTAGATATTGATAATAATGGATGTAATGATAGCATTTTTATTAAAATTAAAAAAGAATAGGAGTTTTGTTAAATATGAATGATAAACATCTATATACCGAAGATAGTATTGAAAGTTTAAGTCCTCTTGAATTTACTCGTTTACGTCCTCAAGTATATGCAGGTGATTGCACATATTCAACGCAATTATTAGTTGAAATTATTTCTAATGCTGTTGATGAATATCGTCTTGGGCATGGAAATAAAATTGATGTAAGAATTAATAAAGATGTTGTTTCTGTTCGAGATTATGGACAGGGCTTTATTCCCAATTCATATCGAGATGATGAAAAAACTATTCTTGAAGCAGCCTTTAGTGTTTTAAACACTTCAGGAAAATATAGAGATGATGGAACTTATGAGGGAACCTCTCTTGGCTCTTTTGGAATTGGTTCTAAAATTACTACTTTCTTATCTCACTGGTTAAGAGTTAAAACTATGAGAGATTCTGAATGGGAAGAAGTTTATTTTAAAGAAGGAGTTTTTTCAAATAGGTCGTCTGGAGCTGGAGGAGTATCTGGTACACTTGTTGAATGGCAACCCTCAGAAGAATTTTTTGCTCATACAGAAGTTGAATTAAATAAAATAAAAGATTTGTTTGAAACTATTGTATGTCTTTGTCCAGGATTAACTATTAATTTAAATCTTGGAGGAAACAATTCTATTCAGTATTATTCAAAAGACGGTATTAATGATTTAGTAGATAAGGCTGTAAAAGATACAGAACTTATTAATAATCGTTTTTCAATGAATTTCTCAGAAGGTAAGAATAAACTTGATATGGTTCTTACTTATGCTGGAAATTATTCTTCAATTATTGTACCCTATGTTAATACTGGTTTGACTGAATCTGGACCTCATATTACTCAGATAAAAACTGTTATTACAAGAGAATTTAATAAATTTTTTAAAGAAAAGAAATGGCTGAAAGAAAAAGATACTAATTTAACTGGTGATGATATTCAAGAGGGAATGTATGTAGTGTTTAACATTACAGCCCCAAATGTAGGATATGATGCACAGGTTAAAAGTAGAATTACAAAGATTGATATGTCACCATTTACTTCTGCTTTAAGTACAAATCTTGAAGTATGGTTAAATAATAATGAAAAAGAAGTAAAAACTATTTTTGAGAAGGCGGCTGCTGCTCGTAAAGCAAGAGATGCGGCAAAGAAAGCAAGAGATGCAGCTAGAAAAGTTGGAAAAAATAAAAAACAAAAACTTTTAAATCTTCCAACTAAATTAGTTGATTGTTGGGGAAAAAATAGGCTAGATTGTGAGCTAATGATTGCAGAAGGCGATTCCGCAGCAAGTGGTCTTATAGAATGTAGAAATTCTGAAATTAATGCTATTTTCCCAATTAGAGGAAAAATTATTGCTGCATATAAAAATTCTTCAGAAAAAATTTTTGCTAATCAAGAAGTTATTAATCTTATTAAAGCAATAGGATTAGATTTAGATACAAGAACAAATAAATTAATTTATGATGTTAAAAAACTTCGATATGGAAAAATATTGTTATGTGCAGATGCAGATCCAGATGGAGCTAGTATCAGAAATCTTCTTATTGAAATGTTTTGGTGGTTATGTCCTGAATTAATTCTTAATGGACATATATATACAACTATGCCACCACTTTTTAGAATTACTACAAAGAAAAATGAATATATTTATTTAAAAGATGAAAATGAATTAAATGAATATAAAAATAAACATAAAAATGAAAAATTTTTAATTAATAGAAATAAAGGTTTAGGTGAGCAAGATAGCGAAGAACTTGCGGATGCTCTTGTTAATCCTGATACAAGAAATATAGCAAAAATTATTGTTAGTAATGAAATTGAAGCAAAGCAAATGATAGAAATGCTTTTGGGAACATCTGTCCCACCAAGAAGAAGATTTTTATTACAACATGAAGGAGAAGCCAATGAATCAGATTGAATTAACAAAAGAATTGTCACAAAATTTTCTTGATTTTTCTCATGAAGTAAATTATCAAAGAGCATTTGCTGATGCTAGAGATGGTTTAAAACCCGGTCAGCGAGCTTGCTTATGGGAAATGTATAAGCGAGGATATAAAAGTTCTAAACCACATGTAAAATCCGCAAAAATCAGCGGAGGGGTAATTGCAAATTGGTGGCCTCATGGTGATACAGCTATTTATGAAACTTTCGCTAGAATGTCTCAAAAATGGATAAATAATATTCCTGAAGTAGATTGGCATGGGGCAAATGGGTCTGTACAGATTAGCGGAGAACCTGCCGCAAGCAGATATACAGAAGCAAGACTTTCAAAAATAGTTGAAGATGGAATGCTTGCCAATATTAATAAAAATACAGTACCTATGAAGCCAAATTTTTCAGATGATGATGAATGGCCCGTGGTCTTTCCTTCTATATTTCCAAGACTTATGATAAATGGGTGCCAAGGAATCGGTAGCACAATTGCTAATGTATGGCTGCCACATTCTTTTACAGAAATAGCCAATATTATTGATAAATATATTTCAACAGGCGAAATAGATTATAATAATATTGCACCATCTTTTCCAAGCGGCGGTATTATTATTAACGAAAAAGAACTTCCAATTATATACAAAACAGGAAAAGGAAAAGCTGTATTAAGAGGGAAGGCTGAAATTAAAAATAATTATATTATTATTACAGAAATTCCATATCAAGTATATGTTGAACCTTTAATTGAAGAAATTAAAAAATATGCAATAGAGGAAGAAAATAGTGGAATTGAAGATGTAATTAATAAAAGTAGCAAAAATATTTGTATTGAAATTGAATGTTCTTCAAATCCAGCTGCAATATTAAAAAAATTATATTCAAAAACTAGCTTACAAAAATCTTTTAATGCTAATCAGTATGCTCTAACGGATAAAGGAATTCCCGCTTTATTAACTTTAAAAGATTATTTAGATATTTATGTAAATCACAATATTAAATGTATCATTAATGAAACTAAATTTGATTTAAACAAGGCTATTGATAGACTGGAGATAGTTAATGGTTTATTAAAAGCGTTAGTAAATATTGATGATATTATTCATCTAATTAAAATATCTGATAACGCTACTGAAGCAAAAGAAAAGTTAATAAAAAGATATACTTTTACAGAAAATCAAGCTAAAGCGATTTTAGCTATGAGACTTTCTTCTCTTGCAAGACTTGAAAAAATTGAATTAGAAAAAGAAGCTAAAGAACTTGAAAATAAAATTACAGACTTAAAGAATATTTTAGCAGATGAAAATCGACAAAAAAGTATCCTTAAAACACGGCTTGCGGATTTAGTTAAAAAATATGGGGATGCTCGCCGTACTGAACTTACTAACATTGAAATTAAACCTGAAGATAAAATTATTGAAGAAGTTATTCCA